GTTTGTCAGCGGTTTCCGCAAGCAGGACTGCAGCGTCATAATAAGAGATTTCCTTTGGGCCTCCCTGTTTTCCACGGAAGTCCCAGACATATATCGCTCCCTCCAGACGCCTATTGTTCACGATGGCCCTTGCTCCGGCTCTCATAGCCAGAACAGCATCTTGGGGTTCAACCTGCAGGTAATGGGCAGTCATGCTCAACATGAGATCCGCGTTAAAATTCCTCTGGAGTACCTCCACGAGCTCCTGTGGCTCCATCTCGACTCGTTCAAGCAGATCCTCAAAGGTCGCAATGCGGTCAAGAACCTTCTGGACCAACTCATAGTCGTCCGGATCAATGTGGAAGTCCCAACCTGGCGCCATGTATACTCCATGGTCACCCCGTATGGTCATTCTTTCCATGGTTTTTCCTTCTTTCGTAGTGGTTAGTGGATAATCAGCGCTGTCCCCTGGCTCGGAGCACAGCATATTTTTTCTGAGCCTGCTTCTTCCGGGCTGCTCTGCACTTTGGGCAAAAGTCCTGGCGCCGGCGATCGATAAATTCTACGCCACACCTTCTGCAGTACTGTGGCTGTATCCGCTGGAACTCGGAGCAGCTGTCACAGTCCGAGCATTTCATCAGGCAGCCGCGGACATTGTCCCAATGCTGGCAGTTGTCCTTTTGCCAATACTCACCCCATTCTTGGGAGTTTCGACAGGCAAGCAAGGCATTGCATAAGCGGAGTCCCAGCAGTTTTCGCTCCGAGGCCGCTTTCTTTTCACGGCGAGCAGCCCATGGATCCTGCCCGATGTACTTACCGGTACCCCAGACATCCAGGCGGGCCACTCTCCGCTCCACGGCATCTGGACTGCGCCCGAGTTCTGCCCCCATTTCTGCGTATGTTCTATCACCACGCCGAAACATGGTCACAAGCCTGGAATCTTCATCCGGAGTCCACTTCAGCGCCCGTCTGGCCGGCCGCGTCAGATCCGCCTTTCGTTTCTCCTTCAGCCATTCCGGTTCAGATCCAAGAGCGAACAGTTCCACCCTTCGACTGTCCCAGCGATCCGGGTTCTCTCTAAGCCATTCCAGCAGGTCATCCATGCGGATATAACGATATTTCCGCTTTCCCTGCGGTGCCTTCCAGGTGAAGCGAAGGCCGGCCGGGATCCACACGTCCGTCACAGTATGGATGTCCACCTGCAGAAGGACTGCCGCTTGGTTTGCAGTAATGTACTGGCTGCTATTCACATAGCGCCCCAATCCCAGCCTGCCCGATTTAACCTTTACCGCCAGAACAGACCGATTCAGCCGCTTTGCAATCTGCGGGATGGTGTATGTTCCCCAGAGCTCCTGCATGAGTTCGACTTCTTCCCGTGACCAATCCGGCCCTTTGAAACTCTCCCGGTGCTTCAGGCCAAGTCTCTGCCGGCGCACATTTACTGACGCCGCCGTGTGGCCAACCATCTCAGCGAGTTCGCTGTCACTCTGGGACTGCCAGTGGTCTATGAGATATTGATCCTGTTCTGCTGTCCAGCGATTTTGCCTCATGGCCCCTTTTCCTCCAACTCCTTTCATAGCCATGTGTTACATTGCCCCACAAGAACCTCGCTTCCTTTGCGCTACAATTTAGGGGCATTTTACACAGCGCATCTGGTTACATCGGTACACTCTTGTATCCATTGGTGATAAACTGTTCTCCTTCCACGAGAACGGTTTTTCCCCCTGGCACACCGGCTACATCGAAAAAATGTGAGTGTCCTATGTCACCTTCGGTTACATCATGTGACAATCTGGTTTGCGGCATGGGTATTACTCTCTTTGCCGCAAAAACCTTTCCATGACGGCGTGTAAGGCTTGGCACAGCCGCTTTTCAGGCGGAGGCCATATATGTGAATTCCGAACGCTCCCACGTGGCTTTTCGCACGTATCTTTTCGGGAGTCATAGATCCTCCAGAGGAGGCAACTGAATGCCGTCCAACACCTGGCACAGCCGCAACCCGGCCTCGATGGAAGGAGCCTTTCTGAATGCACTCTTGGCGACCTCGGTCGCCTTGATTACCCTGACATGGTGGTCGCAGAGTTTCCTATCGAAATTCATTTGCCGCACCGCCCGCTCATACTGGTATTTCAGCCGCCCTTTCTCGGCCGCTGCCGCCTCCCGAGAGATAATTTTGCTGTAGTACGCCTGGTACACATTCCGCAGGGTCGTATATGCCATCTGGTCCGGAAAGGACAGCCCCTCCGGCATTTCTTCTCCCCGCATAGCCTCTCGCTCCCAGGGGAATGCAAGTTCGCCACTCATAGCGTTTCCCTCAAACCAATAGCCGGCATTGCCAGGTACCACTGGAGGGTGCTGATCGCTTCTTCATATCCATGACAAACTGACCAGGCATACCCATAGGACTGGAGTTTTTCTCCCCACCACTTCTGATCTTCAGATGGAGTCCCATCTTCCCGCTTCATTTCGATGTAGAGACCATGGTACCTTCCATGTGGCACTGGAAGACAGAGATCCGGCACACCGTTTTTGACACCCTGCTGTTTCAGGTGTTTGGCTTCCACCGGATCCCGGGTTCCTCCATTAGGGATGTGGTGCAGCAATGCCAGCTCCGGCCACTGCCGGCGGATTCCCGGTTGCTGTGTCCATTTGATCACAGCGGCCTGATGCTGGGCCTCACTCATTTTTCTTGCCATGTTCGACCACCTCCACAAAGTAGCTGTATGTCTTGTCCCCGGGTTTCTTTTCTTTCACCTGCCGGACGGTGTAGCCGTTTCTCGCCAAAATAACCACCATGGTATCCCGGTCCTCAGCCTTTGACACTAAGATTTTCATTGGCGACGCCTCTTCTTTCCTGGATCATTGAACAGCCGGTTAAGTATTTGGCTGGCGTCCCCCTTAGAGAGCCCTGTGACATCAAATCCCCTGCAGCGTGTTTTGATGATCTGCAGCTGCTTGGCTGTTGCTGGTGCCTTGCCCCACTTTTTGACTTGTGCAAGATCCCACAGATGCCGGCAGTCCAGGTGGTTTCTGATCAAAGCCCGGTACACCTCGTCAATGGCCTCCTGCATTCCAACCCGGCGTCCGTCTGGAAGATTGACCATACCCAAGGCGTCCGGGCAGGGAATCACAATACTCTTGGATTTTTCCAGTGAGCATACCAGGCAGCCA